CTATTATAACGTCCATATTCAGCCCGACCAACCCGCCTGACATATTAAACAGCGCAAAGAAATTATTAATGTCGTCAGGGTTTACAAACTCAATCTGGTCAGCCATGAAGCGCATTTTTGTTATGCGGGTTTCGGGGTCTGCACCCATCTGAAAGCCGCCGATTATCTCCCCTGCTTCCGTATCAACAATAACCGCCGTGTATCTGCCGCTTGTCTGCTCAGTGAGTGTTGCCAAGCCTTCCGCAGTGTTAGCCACAAGCTGTGTGATACCCTCCGCTGTGAGAGTAAGCTCCGTAATTTTGGCGTTGTTCCCTGCAATCTGCTGTGCCTGAAGATTAATACGTGGGCCAATAGGCTCAACATCCCTTACAGAGTCTTCATAGACATCTTCATACACATCATTTTCATAGGCGAATATGCCCGCTATGGCTTTTTCGATGTAAGGCAGGCCGCCTATCTGCTCAAAGCCACTCCGTATATCACTAGTGAACTGCTCCGGTGTGAGCCCGCCAGTGAGTATTTCAAGGAGCTTGGCGGGGTCTGCGTCTGTTTCGCCCCTGACGCTTCCGAACCAGTCGGAATACAACCCGAATGTACTTTTAACCCTTGCCCAGTAGTAATAGGCATCCACTGTGTCAAGGTCTGTATGCTGAAAATAGCCTCCGTACACTGTGGCGAGATGAAATGCTGTCATGAGGTCGTCTGTCCGGCTTGCCCACAGTTCCACGCCATCAAAGAAATCACCTTTGGCGTATGCCAGCTCAAGCCCTATGCCGTAAGTTTTCGGAACAGTTATAATGCCTGTGACCGCTGCCGGACGAAGGATATTCACCGTAATGCTCACCCCGTCAGACTCCCGTCCGTAGCGGTTCACCACAGTTACCTTGAAAACGAAAGAGCCCGCCTCCGTAACAGAATAAACTACCCTGTTTGCAGTTATGCGCCCAAGCCATTTTTCAGAGCCGAGATAAACATTATAATGCGAGAAGTCCGCAGTTCCTGACGGCTGCCAAGTGAGAACAGCCCCCTCACGGGTGAGAACATAATCAAGCCCTGCCACATCCTGCGGAATGCCGGGCAAGCCGGAGACAGTGACGCTCACCGTTTCCGCACCGCTTTCCGCTCCGGCGTAGGAAACAGCCCAAACGCTTATATCCGCACTGCCCGGCACAACACGGAACGAAGCTGAAAGCCCGTTTACTGTTATGCTCTGCTCCACCCCGCCGTTAATTACAGATACCTTGTAGCTGGCTGCCCCTGCTGAAGCTGACCATGACACGGCAAGCACAGTAAGGTAAGAACCGTCCGCAAGGGTCTGCACAGTTTCAGCGGTGTTGATTCCTGCGGGTTTCGCAGGCGGTTTCAGGCTGTTGTCCCGAATGGTGTAGTCACCGCCTTCAAAGTTGCCCTCTATATTATCATAAAGGCTTTCAGGGTCAGGAGTGAGAGTAAGGCGAACTGTGGCACTTGTGGGGTAAGAGATACTCTTAACCAGCCACCGCCCGCCGCTAAGCCCAAGTTCGGAGTAACTAACCTCAGCAACATCATACAAATCAAGCTGTAAGCCGGACTGCAAAATCTCAAGCTCCAGCGTGTCGTTATGGTTAGCCTGATCCATCATCCGGCGGGCAAAGGTGAGCGGAAGGGAAATATCCTCTATATAATCAAACTCCAGAGTCTGCTCCCCTTCGGCGTAGTCAAGCTCGCTGTCAAGGGTATACTGGTTTGTGTTCCAGTCCGGCAGGCTGTATGTTTTCATGTGCATAAGCCCGATTGTTTCGGAAAGAAGCCCCTTGCGGAAGATTCCCGAAACTATCGCCTCATCATCAATAACCGCAGATACCGGACGCAGGCGGCGTATCGCTATGTTAATAAGCCCTTCGGAAAGATAAAGCACCGCATTTGCGTGCTGTTTCAGTTTTGACATGTTTTCGGCTGTGTTTTCAGAGTTCAGAATAACACCGAAATCACAGGTATTTATAAGTCCGTAGTTTACTGCGTATTCCGCTTCGGTGATGAAAGAGGCTGTGTTCAGCATAAGCGGGTCAATGCCTATGCCGTACTTGGTGTTTGTCAGGTAGTCGTATATGAAGTTGACGGGGTTATAGCTAGCCTTCATGGTTCCGGAAACAAGGTCATAAATAACAGAGCCGTCCACAAGGCAGGCTACATCTATCTCCCTTGAGCCGTACTCCTCAAACAGACTAGCCGGAAATTCCGCCAGCAGTGAATTTATGTGCGGGTAATGAAGCTCCGCATCATCAGGAATAACAAGATTGACCGCTCCCTGATGAGAAACAGTGTAGCTGCCGTCATACTCTGTGCCGCTGGCATAAAGAGTTATACTGCTTACCGTGTTTTCACAAACGCCGTAAGCAAAGTATGAGCGGTTCTCAGCATCATAACGGTAAACGGGAAAAGGCTTGATAACCGCCTTACCGTAGACAACGGGAATAATCATTTTATCTCTCCCGCAGCCATAGTTCCGCTTACCTTTGATGCGGTTATGCCGCCTCTGAAATTTGCCGTGTTTCCTTTCGCTGCGCAGCCTGTGTATGTGTGATTACAGAAGTTATCCGTGCCAGAATAAGCGCAGACTCCGTCACGAAACTTGTTTATACAGCTTGCGGAGAAATGGTTCAGGGTGCGCTTCATGGCCTTAAACAAGGGCGAAACGCAGGTGAGTGTTATCTGCGAGCCTTCAATCTCAAAGTTTTCCAGATAGCCGGAAAACAGGCATAAAGTGTCTATAACCGCCGTGTTTTCATCCAGTGCGGCAAATACAAGGCGCAGGGTAGAATTACGCTCATCATTGTTCAGGTATATGCCTGTCTGTTCCTGATTAGTATTGTCAAGGCTCAGGCTTATGCGGTCAATCTCCGTGCCGGAATCAAGGCTGAAATCCTCCACAGTGAAGGCGAAAGGAGAGTAAGCAACACCGCTGTTTATTATTTCAATATCATAGTCAGTTACACGCCAAACATGCCCTGTGCTGCGGTATTTTATCTCAAGGAGAAGGCAGTCGGAAGCGGCTTCGGCTTTCAGACTGTTCAGGAAGTGAGCGGTTAAAAATTTCATAAAGTCACCAGCCTTACAGAACCACTGAAAGAGAGGGGCAAGACACTGCCTGAGTATTCCCCTTCAAAGCGGCAGTTAAGCGTAAGAAAGCCTGTGAAATCCGCCGTGATAAGCGCACCGAGAGAGGGTGCAGTTTCAAAAACTATACGGTCTCTGCCGTCTGTTCCTGCGCTCTCTTGAAGAGTTACTGGCGTTTCCACGCCGTTCACGTACACTTTAAGGTTTTCGGCACTCACGCAGGGCAGGTCAAAAACTGTGCCTGTTCCAGTCTGCTTCGCCACAAACTCCGCCGCATATGAGCCAATGCGGGGAAAGCGGAAAAGAAAGCCCGCAAACCCGCCCTTTGCCCTGTGGTAAAAGCTTTCTATGGCGGCGAGGTCTTTTGAAGCATATTGCAGGTCAAACGCCCGCTTGGGGCGATATTGCTTTAACCTGCGCTGTTCCGCATTTGTGCCTGTGGAGGTAATAAGCACATCATAACTGGTGGTGTAAGCTACTGCCGAAACAGGAGCGGGAAGGGAAGGATAAATCATGCCTTCACCCTTGCCACTGCATCGGCAAAGTCTCCGCCATATTTCAGCTTTTCAAGAAGAAGCCTTATTATTGCCTGCGGATTTGCACGGACATACTGTTCAAAGCTTTTAGCGTCAAGGGCAGTGATATGAAAGTGTATATCGCCGCCGGAAGTCTTTGAGCTGTCTGCACTGCGTAAATCTACAGGTATTTTATTACCGTCCGGCAGAGGAACAACCGCCTCGTTGTACCTGCCTTCACCTATTAAACCCAGCGTGGGGCGGGTAACAACGCCGCCGTTTGCAAATGCACGAAAGCCGCCGGAGATAACCCCGCCGTTAGCAAACCCGAAGGTTGTTGTGCTTCCGTTATCGCCCGATACGGCAGAATTTGAGATACCGTTCACCCTGTCGGTGAGGTCTATCATCTCAAGCCATTTCTTTTTTACCTTTTCGTAGTTGTCTGCGGCATTTTTCGCCATTTCGTCATGCGCTTTTTTGCTGGCGTCCTGCATGGCCTCAAGGATTTTTTTAGACAATGCTCCCACGTTCTCAATAGCTTCGGAAGTCTCTAAAATACGCATCAGCGCAGAATCTACAGCCTCATTTGCTGTTCTGGCGAGGTTATGAAAGGTTTCTTCCGCCGCTTTGTAGTAGCTGCTTAAACTCTCAACTTTTTCCTTTGTTGAGTTAAAAAAACTTGCAACGCTGTTCAGCCCAACAAATTCAAAACCTTTGCCCACCCAGCCATAAACCTTTGCCACACCGTCAGTAACTTTTCCAAGCACCCACGCAACCTTTTCAAAACCTGTGGCAAGTATATCAACCGCTGTTCCGCCGATAACCACAACAGCATCAAGCCCGTTTTTAATAATTAGAAGCCCTTTAGCAACTGCATCAATAAGGGGTACGGCATCCATAAGAGCTTCATTGACAGATTCCGCAAATTTCTTTGATGTGCCGTCTTCTGTCATGCGCTCCATTTCATTTTTAAGTTCAAGAAGACCTGCTTTCGCCCCGTCAAATGCACCATATGATGCAATATCAAGCAGGTAAGAAGACCACATATCTTTCACGTTGGAAATAATGCCTCCCATTGTTTCAGACTGCTTCTTCATCCCGCCTTCAAAGCGTGTAAAGATTTCTTTGAGTGCGTTATTAATATCTTCCGAGGTTTTGGTGACTGTTTTTGTGAGTTCCTGCCCGTTCTGTGTCCAAGCAAATGTTACTTGGTCGCCTTCCTGTCTGGCTCTTACGCCAAACTCTTTAAGGCGTTCAAACTCACCTGTTATGGCATCCGCCACCATCTCAACAGCCTGATTAAGCGGCTTTCCCATTGCTCCGGCGGTGTCGCCAAGCCAGCGCAGGTTTTCAGCAGCGTTAAGTCCGTAGGCGGAAAGCTTAATAAATGCGTCATTAACCTCTTTAAGCTCGTAAGGCGTTTCTGTTGCGAAGTCCTTTATCCACGCCATCGCCTCCTCTGCCGCCTTTGCAGAGCCGAGAATAGTCTCCATTGAGGTATTCATTTGCTCAAAACTTGAACCGACTTTAAGAATCGAACCGGCAATGGCTGTTCCGCCTATAGCGGCGACTGCCGTTTTGACAGAAAATAGGACAGATTCAACTTTGGCAAGGCTTGACCGCACAGAGTTAAAAGCCCCTGCGGTAAGGTCTTTCGCTGTTATAACTATGCCTACGTTAGTGTTTGCCATTATTGAAAACTTCCTCTTCTATCGCTTTTATATAACGCCATATGGCTGGGGTTACTTCCATGCAGTAAACATCCGCCACCTGAAACAATGCTCCGTAATCAAGCCCCAGAATTTGCTTACCAACAGTTTTTACCTGCGCATGAACATCCGCAAAAAGTGTGAGCGCATCCGCCGCCGCTGTGTCCAGTTCCCAAGTTATGTTCAGCTCGCAGCCCTCACATTTCAGGTTGCCCAGCTTGCGGCACTCGGCGCAGTAAGCCCCGTACCTCATGCCGTGCCGGACAACCTCTGTCAGTTTTTTTCCTGTTCATCCGTGCCGAAGGTGAGAGCTACCACCTTTTTAA